CTTCCGGCTATATAATAAACATGTATAAAGCACAATTTAAAAGAAACTCACCTTACGAATCTTGGTCTACACTTGGCAGCTACGGTACAGAGCAGGCAGCTATTTCTGCAGCTTTGGCTAAAAAGAATGCCGGAGCATTGCTAGTGCGGGTCACAGACAAAAAAGGTGGAATCGTTTATTCAGGATAATATAGAATATGAAAGCTGTAGTTTGGAGCAAACCTGCCTGTCCTTATTGCGATCAGGCTAAAGCATTATTAAAGATGAAAGGAATCGAGTACGAAGAAAAAATCATCGGTGATGGTTATCTTAAAGAAGATTTGTTAGAAGCAGTACCCGGAGCGAGATCAGTACCACAGATTGTTCTCGATGGAGAACTAGTAGGTGGATTTCAAGAATTAAAGAAAAGGTTAGAAAATGTTAATTGATAAAGGTGTAACAGTAGGTGAAGTAATAACCCTCAAACTAACGTCGGGAGAAGAGATCGTAGCCAAATTAGTCTCTGAGACAGATAGTTTTTACAAACTATCACGACCAATGGTTATAGGCATGGGAGAAAGAGGTCCAGGTTTGATGCCATACCTATTTACGGTTAATCCTGAAAAAGAAGTTAAACTGTTAAAAACCACAGTCACTGTCGCAGAAGCCACAGACAAGGCATTTGCCGATCAGTTTGTACAAAGTACCACTGGTATTAAATTAGTCTAGGAATAAGATATGCCATACAGAACCGGACTGGGACCACCAATACTTGATGTATGGCGTGCCAACGATGTCTACGCAAATAAAAAGCTCATAGCACTATGGGAAGAAGCGAGTCCTAGTCCAGCTATAGGTTCCCCAGAGGCTGTACAGGTTTCAATATCACTCACACAATCTACGGCAGTATCAACCAGCGGTGCATTAGCCACTACCACTGCAGAAGCCGAGGTAGGATTAACTGGCCGTGGTGAAGTACCACACGAAGGTCCTTTAGAAAAAGTTACCAAAGAAGCTAATCCGGGTGCATATAGTACAGCTGGAGGATTTCCAGCTAAACTAGATCCTAATGCAGATCCTAATGCTGTGTTTGCTGTGCTGTCAAAAAACATTGACACAGCATTGTCTGATGCTAGAGCAGGTCGCTGGAAAGAAACTGGCAGCAATCAATATATTATCAGCTGTTACAAGGCAGTGGGATTTAATATTAATTCAGATTCAACACCTTGGTGTGCAGGATTTGCTGGATCAGTATTAAAAGTATCTGGAGTACAGAGTCTTAAAACTCTGAGCAGCTTGGCATATAATGGATTCGGTACACGAATTCCACTAGACGACAGAAGCAAATGGAGATTGAATGACATTGTGGTATTCAGTCGTGCTGGTGGAGGACATATTGGATTCTTTAGAGGATACAATCCATCAAACGGTACTGTTCTAATTGCTGGCGGTAATCAATCAGATAACCTAACCGAAGTAGGATTTAAAGCAGGCGGAATGCCAATTATATCAGTGTCTAGAGCATGGAATGTGCCTGCAGAATATGACAGAGCAGTGACCTACTCTGGTAGTGCAGGATCTAGTGTCAAGGTAGTTTAATGAAAAAATTATTTTGGAACTGTCTTGGCTTCCTAAGTTTAGGAATGGCCTACATTGGAATTATCACTCCCGGAATACCTTACAGCATATTCGTAGTATTTGCCGCTTACTGTTTCAGTAAAGGCAGTGAACGTATGCATCGTTGGATCTATAATCACAAACTGTTTGGACCATTCTTAACCAATTGGAATACCAAGCGTGTGTTTCCAACTAAGATGAAATATTTTATGTTAGCCATGATGGGCTCTAGTTTAATTATAATGTTCTTTACTGGAGTTAAACCAATTGGAGTTATCAGTACTGCTGTGTTTATGGCCATTGTTGCCATTTGGGCTTGGCGTTTTCCTGGGAGTATTGAAGAACACCAAAGAAGAATCAATAGTGGAGAAAAGGTAGGATGGCTAAAGTAACATTAGAAGAACTAATTGATATCGCATTTGCGGTAGAAGAGGGTGACCCATTTGACTGGGGGTCATTTAAGCAAGGCAAGACAGAAGCAATGAAAATGATTGGAACAAGCATACTTGATCAATTTGACAAAGATGTTTACACAGATAACGAACGTTTGGTTCTATTAGCAACTCTAACCAAATTAGTAACAGAAAACATGATTTTACATTCTAAACTCTTGACACAAAGTCAAAAAGAAAGTAAAATTTAATATTAAAGGAAATATAGTAAAATGGCAACAGGAAAAGTAAAATGGTTTAATGAAACCAAAGGTTTTGGATTTATTACTCCAGACAACGGTGGTGAGGATTTATTTGCTCATTACTCAGCAATACAAAGCTCAGGCTTCAAAGTTCTACAGGAAAATCAAGCAGTAACGTTTGATGTAGTACAAGGCCAAAAAGGCAAGCAGGCAGCAAACATTTATCCAGCGTAAGTTGGGTAAATAATAGAATTGTTGTAATCCCTTCGATGTGAAGGCATGTTGGACGGCGGTTCGATTCCGCCCACCTCCACCAAAACACTTTTATAAGACGAGAGTCTTTTAATGGGGGTGACCAGGCTTCGACAGCGTGAGCTAGCAAAGACGGCAACACAGTAGGCGATGACTGTAAATCAAGCAAAAACCGTAAATGCAGAAAAAGCAGATACATTTGACTTCACAGCAATGAGCTTCACTGGAAACACAGTTTCTGGTAAAAGCAAAGTTGCTCTAGCTGCCTAAAAAACAGCAGGTCCGGGGTAGTTATACCTTGTAACCAAAAATAGCAAAAGGTCACTTCGGTGGCCTTTTTTATTGGTTTTGTCACATTTACCTACGGTTATTGTATAATGTTGTAAATATTTGACTGGGCTGCGAGGCCCTTTTTTATTGTTTGGTGATATTTGAACTACGGAACCACATGCCAAACAATGTACATAAGGAGAAGTATATGAAGAAAGCATTATTAGTAGCATTGGCATTAATCGCATCAGTAGCACAGGCAGAAGATAAACCAGCAAAAAACTTTATCCAGTTGCAGTACGCATATCGTGACACTATTGCCAGCGACAAGGCAGATCCAAATCGTCAAGGTGTAAATTTTACGTTTGGAACTAAAGTTTTAGAAAATCTTACCTGGGACGTTAACAATCAGTTTCGTTCAGAGAACGGACAAAATGGCAACGAAGCAACTCGCTTAGAAACCGGCCTTTCATATCAATACGGTGTGTTAAAAGATGTAGCACTTTACACACGTGGTGCAGTTGGTTACAAATACACAAATGGCGCTGATCATTCGTACTATTCTGTTGAACCAGGAGTTAAGGTACAATTAACAAGCCCGTTGGCTGTAAAAGTCGGATACCGTTTCCGTGATTCATTCAGCGACAGCTATCTTGATCAAACCAATACGCTACGCCTAGGTGCAGAATATACGCTAACAGAAAACACTGCGGTAACAGCAGGATTGGATCGTTCTTGGAAAGATTCAGAGTTTGTTGGTGCTAACGCAGGCTATGTGATAAAGTTTTAATTTGATATACCCTACATTGTTAGGATTGGAAAAAAGGGACTTGACTGTTCCTTTTTTTTCCTCTACAATAAAATTATATTCTATAGGAGTTAGATATGACACAGACAGTACCAGCAGTAACATTCGCATTTCGCGAAGGGGATGAAGCACCAGAGGGCGGCGGTTGTCCAATTGGTGGTGAATTTGTTTTTAAGACCAGCAATGATTTATTTGCCGATAAGAGAGTGGTGGTGTTTAGTTTGCCAGGTGCATTCACACCAACCTGCTCAACATATCAATTACCCGGCTTCGAAGAACAGTTTACTGACTTCCAAGCAAAAGGCATTGATGCAATCTATTGTGTCAGCGTCAATGACGGATTCGTTATGAACGAGTGGGCTCGTTCATTGAACGTTAAGAACGTTCGTGTTATACCAGATGGCGCAGGAGCTTTTACAGAAGGCATGGGAATGACCGTTGACATGAGTGCAATTGGTTTTGGTAAACGTAGTCGTCGTTATGCCGCAGTGGTTAATAACGGCACAGTAGAACACTTGTTTGTTGAACCAGAATCAAGTGCAAGTGACCCAGACCCGTATGGCGTTTCAAGTCCTGAAAACGTACTTAAACATCTGTAACACCGCGAATCTCACTAGCGGTCATTAATGATTTTACGTATGACTTTTAGGTGGTTTTGTCATATAATATTATATAAGTACTAAGGACAACAGACAACCGTTGCCGTAGTGCTAATAGGCCTCAAGGTGGACC